GCTGTTGATCGAGCGCACCGCTTCGACGTCGTCGGAAGCGACGCGACCGATCATCGCGTAGACGCTGACGTGCGTCACCGTCGCCGTGGCGTTGAACTCCTCGACGACCTTGCGAGCTTCGGCGAGCGCCGCGTCGAGCTTCGCCTTGTCGCCCTCCGGGCAGAGCAGCCCGAAGTTCGATCCGACGCAGACCGAGTTGATGATCGACCGCGCGCGGCCACGTGCCTCGCCAGCCTTCTTGAACTCCTGCGGATCAGCGATCACGCGGGTGGTCTCGATCTCCGTGATCTCGCGACCTTCCTCGTCGATGCTCACCGTGCGCTCGTGCGGGATGTACTTGGCATTCCCGCTGACGCTGGTCTTCAGCGACACGAGGAGACCGGGGCGCAGCGTCTGGATGGAAGCGGCAGCTTGATTGATTGCAGACATGGGGTTGCTCCTTTGAGCGTTGAGATGAAGTGGCGACGCCGCAGGATTGCAGCGCCGCCGGTAGGCTTAGAGGTCGAGAGCGCGAGCCTTGCTCGACGCCTTCGCTTCTTCGGGTGCAGACGCCGGGCGAGCCCGACCTGCAGCCCAGTCACGCAGCTTCGTGATCTTCTCCGAAGCCGTCTTGCTCAGCGGCACCACCGTGCGGGCGGCGTCGATGATGTCCTTCGTGGTGATCTCGCGAGCACCGTCGTTGAACGCGGAGAACAGCGCGTCAGGAACGATGGCCGCGATCTCGCTGCCGGTGAAGCCGTCGGTCGCCTTCGCCACCGATGCAGCATCCACCTTGACGTCGCCGCGACCGTGCTCGCGCAGCGCTGCAGCCAGCACCGCCTTGCGCTCAGTCGTGGTCGGCAGATCGACGAACCAGACTTCGTCGAACCGTCCCTTGCGCAGCAACTCAGGAGGCAGCGACGACACGTCGTTAGCGGTCGCGATCACGAACGCTTCGCCTTGCCGCTCCTGCATCCACGACAGCACCGCGCCCAGTGCGTCGCTCGACACGCCACCGTCCGCCGATCCCGATGTTGCGCCTTGCAGCGCCTTCTCGATCTCGTCGAACCAGACGACGCACCGACCGATTGCCTCGATCAGCTTGAACACCTTGCGAAGGTTCGCTTCGGAGTCGCCGACGAACTTGCTCTTGAGCGCGCCGAGATCGACCTTCAGCAGCGGCACCGACCACGCCGTGGCGATGGCCTTTGCCGTCAGTGATTTGCCGGTGCCGGGAATGCCGACCAGCATCGCGCCCTTCGGCGCAGGCAGACCGTAGGCACGAGCCGCCGGGCTGTAGGCTGACTTGCGAACCGCAAGCCATGTCTTCAGGTTGTCGAGACCACCGACGGCATCGAGCCCGCCCTTGATGGGCTCGTACCATTCGACGACGCGCTCGCGACTGACGACGCGCTTCTTCTCCGATGCGACCAGCACCGGATCGATGCGACGAAGCTGCACCAGCGAGCGAGCGTAGCAAGCCTGCGCCTCTTCACCGGAGAGGCCGACCGCAGCATCGATGGCCGCATCGCGCTGACCGTTCGGCGCTGCGCTCTCACGCAGGTCGTCGGGCAAGCCTTCGATTGCAGCGTCGAGGATCGCGGCGATCTCCGCCCGATCCGGCATCGGCCAATCGATCACCGTCGCATGCCCGGCCAACTCGGCAGGCACCTCGCTCTTCGGCGAGATGATGATGATCGCCTGCGCCTGATCGCGCGGTGCGCCCGGCAACGACCGGGACAGGTTGCGCAGTTGGCGCATGGTGGTGAAGCCGACCGCGCCATCGAGCCACGCGGGAAGGTCCCGCATGATCCAGACGCCGCGCTCCTTCGTGCCACGGCTGCGATCACCGATGATGGTGAGCGCTGCGCCGGGGTCCTCGCTGCCGCGCAGCGCGCTGTCCTGCTTGCCAGCGAGATCGGTGAAGCCCTGCGCCACGTCCCACATGTGCGGGACGTAGCCAGCGACTGCGGAGGCTTCGATCAGCAGCGCCTCGACGCGAGCTTCCTCGCGGGTGACGATCCAGATCAGCGGGTTGCGTGCGCGGAGAAGCGCCGAGACATCATCGGCGACGACTTGGCCGCGCGTGCGGAGTTCAGAGATGGGAAGTTCAGTCATGGTGGTTGCTCCTGAAGCGGAATGCTTCGTGCTGCGCACCGTGAGAGATGCGCAGTGTCGAAGAATTCACTCGCGGACGATGGCTTGCTTGATGCCGGTGAAGGCGACGATGCGGCGAGCCTCCGCCATGCTGCGGCACGGACGCTCGCCGAACATGTTCGGAGAGAGCCAGACCGTCAGCACGCTGCGGTCAGCGTCGAAGCTGGCCGCCTTGGTGATCGCGTTGCGCTGCGCCTTGATCGCCTCGCGCTGCTCGATCAGGCCCTCGAAGACCAGTTCGAGTTGATCCACCCAGTGATCGGCGCGCGAGTGGCTGGCGCTGATCTCAAGGAAGTCGATGCAGAAGACGAAGCGATCAATCTCCGCCTCCCATGCCGTGGCGTGGTCGAGCGTGGCGGAGTTGATCTTGTCGGTGATGGAAGACATTGGGGTTGCTCCTTGAGCGTTGGGGTTACGCGGCGAGCGCGACGCCGGAGCGTGCGCGGACCGTGAGGGTGGGCACCGGCACGAGCTTGATGTGCGCGGTGCGGTACTGCGGCGAGAGACCGTCGCGGTAGTCAGCGACGACCGCCTTGATGCTCGCCTTCAGTTCGTCCGATAGCGTCTCGCGCTTCGGTGCGGTGACGGCGAGACGGAAGGCCTCGCCTTCGTAGTTGCCGACCGCGAGATCGGAGAGCGACTCCTTGATCGCGTCCTCCTCGATCTTCAGTGCGGCGATCTGCGCCTTGAGATAGCCAAGGCGGTCGATGGTGGCAGTCAGGTTGGTGCGCTTCATGGTGGGTTGCTCCGGTTCAGTGGTTGAGAGCGGCGACTGCCGCGTTGATGTCAGCCTGCTTGGCCGACGTTGCGATGATCTTGAACTTCGTGCCCTTCGAGATCGTGAAGCCGATCTGGTCGTGCATGCTCTGGCCTTCCTCGACGACCACGTTGCGGTCGAAGTCGCCGAACTGCGGCGACCATGTCTTCGAGATCGGGCAGCGTTCGATGAGCGTGAAATATTTGCGAGCCATGTTGTGATCCTCTGATGCTGAAGTGCATCTCGACACGGCGCGTTCGATGCGGGCTTGAATTGCAAACTGCGTTGTCCCGGTTACGTCGTCGCCGTGCTCAGATGCACTCGCTTGCGCGAGTGTTCGTTGATCCCTCCGCGCTGCTCGGGCCGTTATGGCGCGCCGTCGCATTTCCGTTGGTGTTAGCGGGAGGTGGCTGCCGTTCTTCAGAGCGTCGTGATGGCGTGCGCTCTGGTCTGAGTGGCAGTAGGCGACGCGGCCATTTGATTGGTCCCCCGGTAAGACCTGAGCCGCTCCTTTGGGGAGGGCGAGAACAGCGGGAGGCTTGCCTGCACCGCGTCTGGTCACCGGCCCCCGGTCGTCAAGTGAGCCTAGATGAGGCCGCACCGGAGGGGTCGTCCCGCCCTGCTATCAACCGGACAGCAGGACGAGGCCCAGATATAGGCCTTCCGGGCCTAGTCTACAAGTGCTTATTGTACGAGTATAAGCCGCTGGAAATACAGCCGAATTCCGGCCAAGTCTGCAGGTCCCGGCGGGATATGCAGCCAAATCGCTCACCACCGGGAGAGATATTGCGGATTATCAGAAGGCCTGAGTCGCATTGCCCGCAAGGACAGGATTGACGCTGCGGCAGAACGCTCCGCAATATTCCCGCTTCCGCGAATCAGGGAGGGCACGCGGTGCACTGGTCAGTCGTTCAATCACAGCCAGCCAGCGAGCACCGCGCGATCCGGCACCTTGAGCGCCAAGGCTTCACCTGTTACGCGCCGCGAGAGAAGATCGTGCGCGTCGTGCGCGGTCGCAAAGTCCACGAGGCACGCTGGCTGTTTCCGCGCTACGTGTTCGTGTGGATCGAGCACCAGTGGCACGCGATCCTCTCGACGTTCGGCGTCTCGAACCTGATCATGAATGGAGAGCGACCAGCCGCACTTCCGAACGGCTGGGTCACCGCAATGAAGCAACAAGAACACCGCGACGGTCTCATCCACCTGAAGAAGTCTCGCTTCACGCAAGGCCAGCAGGTCAGGGTCGTCGGAGGACTACTCGACGGACAGCGCGGCATCTACCAAGGGCAAAGCTCTCGCCAACGAGAGATCGTCCTGCTAGATGCGTTAGGCAAAGTTGAACTGGCACCCGGTCTCCTGCAGGTGGGTTGAGACAGGCGACACGTGGGCAACTGATCAGGGATTGCCAATCCCTGTGGTCCGCCGGTAGGCTGCGCCCGGAATTTCATCATAGCCAATGAGGAGTCCGTGATGAACGACGTGGCAACAGTCGATAAGGTCCCGGACCGATATCCGAACAGGTTCAGGAAGGGCGATGGCCGTCCGCGCAGGAACGGCGCAGGTCTCAAGCACACGCGCCTGTTGCGCGAAGCGATCCTCCTCGCAGCCGAACTCGAAGGCGAAGACGGCAAGGGTAAGGGCAAGCTGACCGGGTTCATGCGCAAGGTCGCACGTGAAGACATCCGGGCGTTCTGCTCCCTGCTCGGTCGGGTGATCCCGCTGCAGGTCGAGACCCGCGCGCACGAGATGAAGGAGGAGGTCACCTATCACAACATCGACGACGTCCGCCGCGAGCTTGCGCACCGTGGCATCTCGATGGAGATCGCACTCAAGGTGATGCGCCCCGATCTCGTGATCGATGATCTCGACGCCGACGACGTCGATGGCTGAGCCGACCGACAAGGCAATCGCCGATCTGCAGGAGCAACTGAACGCACTGCACGGCGTGATGGACCGGGTGAAGCGAGAGCTTGGCCCGGTGTGGGATGACGAGGCGGCGCTGAAGAACCTGATCGCCGAGACGCACGGCGGACCGGGCAAGTTCAATCCGGCTGGTGCACCGCGCCGCAAGCCAGCGTTCGACAAGCTGATGGACAGCAGCGTCAAGCACGGACCGACCAAGCGGGACTACGCGCGACTGAAGAAGCTGACGAACGCGTACACTCGCGATCTCGCGTCGCTCGAAAGAGAATTGATGAAGCAGAGGTCGAAGGGGAAGTGATGTGGTCGTGTTTGCGCCGGAACGAACGGAAGAGTCTGAATACTTCGATGGAGATATTGAACCGTTCATAGGCGCTGCAGCGATTGGCGCTCAAGGTACGTTCTGGGAATTCCGCAAGCTGATGCACCCGACGATGCTGAAGGGCTGGTGGCAACGCGACGCCGCTCAGCACCTCCAGCAATTCTACGAGGACATGGTCGCAGGCAAACGACCAGCGCTCGTGATGATGGCACCACCGCAGCACGGCAAGACCGAGACGGTGACCGACTTCACAGCGTGGCTGGCCGGGAAGAATCCAAACCTCAAGACGATCTTCGGATCGTACTCCGACGATCTCGGCGTGCGCGTGAACCTTAACCTGCAGCGCATGATCGACAGCTATCGCTACCGCATCGCGTTTCCGAACACGAAGCTGAACACCTCGAACACGTCGAGCGATAGCGCGCGGTGGATACGCAATAGCTCGCTGCTCGAATACGTCGGTTACGATGGGAGCTTCCGCAACACCACGGTGATGGGCCAGATCAACGGGCTCGGTCTCGACTTCGGAGTGATCGACGATCCGATGAAGGGCAGAGCCGAAGCGATGTCGAAGACGATCCGCGACAAGACATGGGCGTGGATGACCGACGACTTCTTCGGCAGGTTCTCCGACAAGGCCGGGCTGCTGATGATCATGACACGATGGCACCTCGACGATCCGCTCGGCAGATGGATCGAAGCATTCCCGAACACGAAGGTGCTGCGCTATCCCGCAGTGGCGGAGCGCGATGAGACGTACCGCAAGAAGGGCGGCGCGCTCTTCCCGCGATTGAAGCCCATCGAATTCCTGAACGAGCGCCGCAAGGTGCTGACGCAGTCTGGCTGGCAGAGCATCTATCAGCAGTCGCCTATCGCTGCAGGCGGCGACATGTTTCCGACGGAGCGCTTCAACGTCATCGCTTCCGTGGATCGACGAGAGATCAAGCGCAGCGTGCGCTACGTGGACAAGGCTTCATCGACCGGCGAAGGCGACTACACGTGCGCGTCGCTGGTGCACGAGATGAAGAACGGCACGACCGTCGTCGAGGATGTTATCCGTGGCCAGTGGGGATCGCTCGAACGCGACGAGCGCATCATGCAAGCAGCCATCGGAGACAAGGCGCTGTGCCAGCGATATGAACTCTGGTTCGAGCAAGAGCCCGGCAGCGGTGGCAAGGAGTCAGCCGAAGCGTCGGTGCGCAAGTTCAAGGGCTTCACCGTGAAGCTCGACAAGGTGACCGGCAGCAAAGAAGTTCGCGCCGAACCGTATGCCGCGCAGGTTCAGGCTGGACAGGTCTCGATCAAGGCCGCAGGATGGAATAGGGAATTCCTGCAGGAGCACGAAGAATTCCCCAATGGCAGGAATGATGATCAGGTCGATGCGACAGCAGGCGCGTTCAACAAGCTCGCCGCATCCGTCGGATCGTATGATCGCACGTTGTCGTGGGTGTGAGCATGATGGATCATCGCCAGTTCGTTCGAGCCGTCGAGATACTTCGCGCCGTCGCTCAGCGTACTGGACCGCAGCATGCATCATGGGATGTGATCTTCGATGCTGAAGCGATGCTTGCGGGGAGAGAGACTGTCATGCCGCGCCACGAAGTCGTGGCCGCTGTCGAGCGCGAGATGGAGATGGTGAAATGAAGATTGAAACACTCGCAGGCGTAGCGAAGACCGCATGGGCAATGGACATCACGGTGTCGCTGGAGTCGGAAGGTCTGCTGTTCACTCTGGCAAGGGGCAGGCACACCATCGCCGGACTGGTGCCGTGGGTGATGCTGGAGCAGTCGCGCGATCCGCACGGCGTGTGCGCGTGCACGATGGGCGACATGTCCAACGCGATGAAGGTTGCGCAGGGGCTCGATGACGATGGGCCGCGCGTCGTCAAGCCGTCGCACTGGAGCGGCACTGGTCGCGCTGGCAACGGTGGCGACATCTGATGGACCTTGAGAAGCTGATCACCGCAAAGCAGGACGCTCTGCGTGGGCGACGCCGCGACTGGATCGACGACGCCAAGGACCGGCTTCAGTACGCCGACTGGTCAATCGCGTACCTCGTGGCGGTGTGCATCGTACTCGTGCTGATAGGGCTTAGCCTATGATCGCGAAGGTCAGCACACTCAAGGGCGTTCACGTGATCATCGTGCCTGACGACGACGCGCTCACGGTGGAGATTCCGCCGGGCATCCTGCAGATGCTCACGCAGGACAACGTGCTGATGAGCAACGACAGTCTGCGCATGTACGTGCGTCACACGAAGTGGGAGCGGATGAAGGACAGCTTCAAGCTGACCAATCCGGAGGCGATCATCGATCCAGAGCGCGTGAGGTTCGCGGGATGAACCATGCCGATGAATGGTTCAGCGCTGACAAGGTGTGGCAGCGTCTCGCGTGGATGCTGCCGCGACGTCTGGTCTACTGGTGCGCAATGCGTGTCGGCGCGCACGCTACGCAAGGCAAGTACAGCAATCAGGAAGTGCCTGCGCTCACGATGATGGACGCGGTGAAGCGGTGGGATGAGGTCTGATGGCGTATCTATTCGACACGTTCACGAACTTCCTCTCCGGGCTCGGCGTTGCTGGCCGGGACAAGATGACTGCGCATCGATACGTCCACCCGATCTGGACGCGTGAGCAACTCGAAGCCGCCTATCAATCGGACTGGATCGCACGCAAGGCCATCGTCATTCCTGCGCAGGACAGCGTGCGCGAGTGGCGCGCGTGGCAGGCGGAGGCGTAGTTTATTGAGCTTCCGGAAGCCACCGAGAAGCGGCTGCTGATACAGCAGAAGCTGCAGGAAGCGCTGATCAAGTCGCGGCTCTACGGCGGCGCGTGCATGCTGATCGGCGTCGATGGCAACATGGCCGAGGAGCTTGATCCGGAGAAGATCAAGAAGGACGGGCTGAAGTTCGTGCACGTGTTCGCGCCGCATCAACTCGCGCCGCAGGAGATCACCAAGGACATCTCGTCGCCGTACTACGGCCAGCCATCGTTCTACAAGCTCAACGACACGAAGGGATTGTTCGGCGACGTGAGCATTCATCCGTCGCGCATGGTGAGACTTATCGGGCTCGATCCTCCTGATCCGATGGCGAACTTCGGATGGGGCGATCCGATGATGCACGTGATCCACGACGCGGTGTCGAGCGCTGGCACTGTGCTGCAGAGCGTGGCCACGATGATCAGCGAAGCGAAGATCGACGTCATCAAGATTCCGGGTCTCACTGAAATCTTCGCGACCACCGACGGCACGCAGCGCATGATCAAGCGCTTCACCGAAGCGAACATCGCGAAGAGCGTTGTGAACTCGATCCTGATCGACGGTGAGGAAGACTGGCAGCGCATCCAAGTGCAATTCCGTGGCATGCCCGAAGTGCTGCAGATGTACATTCAGGTCGCAGCGGGAGCGGCGGATATTCCGGTGACGCGGTTCGTCGGCCAGTCACCAGCCGGATTGAATTCGACAGGCGATGGCGATCTGCAGAATTATTATAATCGCATCGGCGCTGATCAGGCGCTGCGCCTCACGCCAGCGCTGGAGAAGCTCGACAAGGCGATCACGCGCAGCGCGCTCGGCACCAGCGATCCGAACGTCTTCTACATCTGGAATTCGCTGTGGGAGATGAGCGATCAGGAGAAGTCCGCGATTGCATTGAGCAAGGCGCAAGCCACCGCGCTCGATGTCAACTCAGGTCTCGTGCCGTTCGATGCGCTGAGCAAGGGCAAGGTCAATCAGTTGATCGAGGACGGCACCTATCCCGGCCTCGAAGCTGCGATGGAAGAGTCCGCTATCGATGAAGAGATGATGGCGGAGCAGACGCTGAAGAAGCACGAGCAGGCGCTGTTGCCGCCGCCGTCAGGCATGGGCGGACAGGTTGAAGAGGACGAAGAAGAGTTCGCCGAGGACAGCGTTGATGAGGAGGACGACACCGCACGCCGCTTGCGTCGCGCGATCCACTTCATGAACGATGCGCTGCGTGCGTGGAATGAAGAGGCGCACTCGCGCGGCCAGCCGGAGAATGCAGGACAGTTCGGACCGGGCGGCTACGGTGCGAAGGCGAAGGAAGGCAAGGGCCGCGTTGCGCGTGCTCGCGCACGTGGCAAGGGTGCGAGAGCGAAGGCGAAGGCGCACATCGAGGAGCGTGCAGAGAAGGGCGGATCGAAGCGCGCGTCGAAGGGCAAGGCTGCGAGGATACCCGCGAGCGAGCGCGTCGCGAAGGCCGCGACGTTCGTATCGCCGAACATCCGCAGCGATCTCGATCTCTCTGGTGCAGAGAAGCAGCTTGATAGCAAGCAGCAGAAGCTGTTGCTGCGCACATCGAAGGGCATCAACAAGCGGCTCGATCTCGACGACGCCGAAGACGTCAGCATGATCGGCGCGTGGAAGGATGGTGCCGAGAACTCCATCATGACCGTGAGCGATGGCGACTACGACAAGGTCGCGCTCGCTGCCGTGATGAAGGCGCACATCGCTGATCAGAAAGCGGTGCTCGTGTTCGCCGAAGGTGACGAGGGCGACTCCACGCTGGCGTCGTTCAAGGCGACCGGCGATCTCAAATCAATTCACGAGAACCTGCTGCAGGACGGCGTCGTCAATCACACGCTGGTGCCGACCGAAGGCGGAGCGCGCGTGTACGTGGTCGATCTCGATGGATCGGCGAGTGATGCAATCAAACTGGGAGCAATGCGATATGGCGGCGAGTCAAACGAGATCAGGCTCCAGCACGGCAAGGGGGAGTTCATCGGGACCGACAAGGAAGACGGGACCGACCGCGAGCAAAGAGACAGCGCGCGAGAAGTATACGAGGCTTTCATTGAGCGATCCCCAGTTCGTGGAAGCGACCAAATCTGGAAGGAAGTCCACGATGCTTGGAGCGCGTCCAATGCCGCACTCGGGCAGAAAGTAAGGAACGTCATCGAGGGTCCGCAGGACAAGGACCCTGATCCGATGGGCCGGTGGGTTCAGCTTGGCGGCAAGATCGACACCGACGCTGTAGAGAAGCAGACGAGGGCGAACGTCACCAAGGCTGCGGCGGCGGCGAAGGCCGCAGGCACCACGCCATTGCCGGGCAGCAAGGCCGAACATCCGGCGACGATTGCATCGGCACCGATCACGGTGAAGGGCTCGACGCCGTCGTATCGCAGGCCTGAAGTCGCTGGCATGAAGCTCGATCCGGAGCGCTACGCGCACGACATCGGACTGTTCAGCAACGAGGACTTCTATCCGAACTTCGGGCCGAACGAATTGCAGGGCGACACCGATCAGCAGACGACAGCCATCGTCGCGCAGATGAAGGACAATCTGAAATGGTTGTACAAGTTCGCCGATCCTCACACTCAGGTCTGGTACGACGGCGCGCGTGCGCTGGTCGATGATCGCGTGAAGATATTCGGCTTCAACGATGCGAGCGTCGCTGGTGTTTACGCTGCGCTGTCGCCGACGAAGAAGTGGGATGAGAACGTCCAGATCGCCGACGCGCTGATGGACATCTACAAGAACAAGCAGGATCACGCTTGGGACGACAAGATGACCGAGACCGCCGACGACATCTGGTCCGGCGGCACCAAGGTGGCGAAGAAGAATCAGGCGGTGGTGAAGTCGATCAGCGGCAAGAAGCTCGGCGAGTTGACCGATCCGACGGAGAAGGCGATCTGGATTCGCACCTACGACGAGGCGCACAACTCGCAAGCCTATCGCGACGTGCTGCCGAACGGTGCGCTCGGAAAGTTCGCGCGCAACCAAGATGAGTTCGGCACGCCAGCGCATATCGTGTGGCAGTCGGTGGCGTCGGTGAAGTCCGCCGTGATGGCGCTCGAAGCCAACGGTGATCGCGAGAAGATCGACGCAGCGTTCGGCAACGCGCACAAGGTGCGCTCGTTCTACAACAACATCCTCGATCCGCACTCCGAGAACGGCGACGTCACCATCGACACGCACGCGGTCGGCGCTGCGTTGCTGCGTCAACTCTCGAACAAGACGGTGCCGGTCGCGCACAACTTCGGCAATACGCCGGAGAAGAAGAACCAGCCAGTGGGTTGGGATGCTGCGGGCTCGTCGATCAAGACTGGATTGAGCGGACTCTACCCGGTCTATGCGACCGCGTATCACGAGGCAGCGAAGGAGCTTGGCATCCAGCCGCGTCAACTGCAGTCGGCGGTGTGGGTGGTGAAGCGCGAGACGTTCGGCAACATGAGCGACAAGGCGAGAGCCGACAGTGAGCAGGCATGGCACGACTATCACGACGGCAAGGCCACGCTTGATGAGACGCGTGAGAGGATCGCGAAGCTCGCAGGATTGAAACGCAAATGAGTGAACCCGCTGATGACATGATCGAGTGGATGAAGGCCGAAGGGCTCGACATCTCTCGCGAGAACTACATCGCGTTCAACTGGGGCAGCGTTGCCGAGTGGACGGTCGAGCACGAAGCCGAACTTCCGGAGTCGCTGCAGGACTGGTCGCTGTTCGTGCCGGACAAGAAGACCGGCGAGCTTGTCTACATCGGCGATGAGGAGGAGCCCGACGACCCTTTCCGTGATGCCCGCGCGTGGAACGAAGAAGCTCATTCGCGCGGGCAACCTGATAACGCTGGCCAGTTCGGCCCCGGCGGCTTCGGTGGGAAGGCAAAGGCAGCGAAGGCGAAGGCACGCGCGAAGAGTGCAGGCAAGCGACGCCGCAGTGAAGCGGAAATCTCCAAGCACATCGCACGCCTGAAGAGGGAGGGCGGCAGCAAGGCGGAGATCACAGCAGCGTACAACGAGAAGCGCGAGCTTCGGATGGAGGGTGTTCGCCGCGAGCGCAAGGAGTCTGCAGCCAAGCGAGCGAGCAAGCCAGCGAGCAAACCGGCACGCCGAACGCCAGCGGAGATCGTCACCAAGGCGCAGATGGAGCAGGAGGCGAAGGTCAGCCGCCTGAAGGAGAAGCGCGAGGGCAAGGGCAAGAAGCCGGTAGACAAGAAGGCGTTCGACGAAGCGAAGATCAGGATCGGCAGCGGCACCGACGAGAAGAACTTCATCAAGAGTTGGAACGACAAGATCGGCATCGATCCCGAAGTGTTCAAGCATGACTTCCTTGGCGGCGTCGATGCGACGATGTCGATCAACAAGGAGGGCAGCAAGTTCGTCGTCAACGGCTCGATCAACGGCACTGGCCGACATGAAGGCCGCAGCGTTGGCACCTACACGCGCGAGATCGATCCGGATCGCAAGTACGCTTACAGCGCGTTCTTTGAATTGCAGAAGGGCGTGCAGCACGGCGACATCGGCAAGAAGGTGCTGGCTGGCAACGTCGAGACCTACGAGAAGCTCGGCATCGAGGTCGTCGGCGTCACTGCGAACATCGATGTCGGCGGATATGCGTGGGCGAAGTATGGATACGTGCCGACGCCTGAAGCGTGGAGCGATCTGCGCAGTTCGCTGAAGCGCTCGATCAACAGCGGCGGTGGCTCACGTGGATCATCGCGCCGCAGCGCAAATCAGGAAGAGGCGGAAGAGTGGGACTGGCTGAGCGAGGAAACGCAGAACGATGTGCGTGATCGCTGGATGTCCGACAGCCGACAGGAATTCCTCGACAGCGAGATCGAGAACTGGCGCGACAGCGGACAGGCGCTGAACGAAGCGAAGCGCGAACTCGCCAGCAACTTCAGCGACAACGTCGATCCGCCGGAGTGGGTCAACGATGCGATCCAGTCCGCACGTGAAGAGCACGAGGAGAGCGGCAAGAAGATTCCCTTCACCAACCAGCAAATCTATCTGGCGATGAAGGCTAACGAATACAATTCGCGCTACGACGACGGGCGCGACGACATCGAGTTCGAGTTCGACGACGGTGAACTGAAGGAGCCGAAGGGCTACGATCCGAACCAGAAGACGCTGCCCGGCATCGAGAAGGTCGAGCCGCACGAGTACCTGACGCAGGACGCGCGCGATATCATCATCAAGCACGTCGCATCGGATGCGAATGATCGCGCCGAGAGCGAGGCCGGTAACGTCGAGCCGCCGGAGTATCTCGCCGATCAGGTTGGCGAGTATCAGGACGAATACTGGGACTCGATGGACGACGACCAGAAGCTGGAGCACGCGCGGCGCTACGATCTGCACTACTACGAGGGCGCACCGGACGAAGACGAGGACGAGGACGAAGAGGAAGAGCCGGATCAGAAAGAGATGGACGTCGGCAAGGTGCAGACCGAAGACGAGAAGCTGCTTGAGATACTGGAGTCGAACAATCCGAAGGCGGTGTGGAAGTTCGCTGACAGCGGTGAGCGCGCGAAGAAGTTGCTGCTCGGCACCAACTGGCGCGGCAAGCTCAACCTCAAGGACCCGGAGGCCTACAAGCGCTTCAAGGATTACGTGGCGCGCGTGAAGAAGGAAGAGGCCAGTGGCAAAGAAGCCTAAGTCCGACGGCTACGGCGACTACTTCGAGTCCGAGTTCGAGGACGAGATCAACGCTGAGCTTGATGCGCTGAAGGGCGACAGCAACGAGTTCTTCTATCGCGATGAGTTCGGCGAGAAGCAAGACCAGCGACTGCACGGGCCGATCATCAACCCGGTTGACTACGAGATCGACGACGATCTCATGGAGCCGATCCGCGCAAGGTATCGCAAGAAGTTCGGGAGTTGACCATGCTCGCTAACCTACCAGCCACCATCCGCGCAGGTGAGAGTATATCCGAAGCCGTCGATTGCACTGGCGGTCGCGTGCTGCGCATCACCATCCCAGAGAATTACGACGAGCACGACACGCCAGTGATGACGTTCCAGTCGTCTGCAAATGGTGTGGACTTCTTCGATCTGGTCAACGATCAGGGCATGCAGCTATCGATCACGGCGCGACGCAGCACTACGATCCACGTCGGGCAGGCTTGGACGCATGCGCTCGGCTGGATCAAGATGAGAGCCGGATCGAAGGCCAACGCGCGCGAGCAGTCGGAGGATGTCACGATCATGGTCTCGATCACGCCATCAACCTCCGTGGTGTTCGGCGGTGGCGGTGCCTACACCGGAGAGACAGCGCCGGAAGGCGTTGCCGATGGATCGATCTGGTGGAATTCTGCCGACGGTCCGAGTGCAGCGAAGCGGCTCTACGTGAAATACTTCGACGGGAATTCATCGCAATGGGTAGCGGCAGAACAGTGAGCGGCTCGCGCGATCCGACACGAAGTCAGGGCTTGCGCAGCCAAGGGCGCGGCATGGTCACTCGAAAGGTGATCGAGCTTCATCGCGGCTTGCGTCAAGCTGTGCTCGACTATGATGTTGCAGGTCTGCGTGAGCGCGAACCGGCGATGACGTTCATCAACTGGGGCGAGGCATCGTCGCATCATCTGCAGCGCACGTCGTCGGTGATACAGGCGACCGTTGACACCGCGCTGCTCAATCCTCCCGACTGGCTCGGCGGATTGATCGAGCGCGCTGTGCAGAAGGGCGTCGATCAGGCGGCGCAGGAGTTGAAGGCGTCGCTCGATCACCTCAACATCGATGACGCGCTCGCTGTGCATTCGTTCGCCGTCATGAGCGAGGTGACCGGCATCGCGAATGAAACGATCCGCCGCACGTTGCGCCACGTGAGCGATGCAGTGGAGCGCAAGACGTCGCCGGAGATATTGATGCGCGATCTGCGCATCGTGCTGGAGAAGATCACGAAGTTCAGGCTGAACATGCTGGTGAACACCGCAGTGGTCCGCGCGGTGAACGCTGGCAAGATCGTTGCCTACAAGGATCAGGGCATTCGGCAGGTCGGCGTCACGCCGGAGTGGATGCCGGTGCCGCACATGCACGACGCGAAGAAGAAGACGAAGAAGGCGACGACGAAGAAGAAGAAGGGGAAGGTGGTCGCGGTCTGGAGTCCTGATCCATTGCTGGTCAACGTGCTGACGTCGGGCGACGACCGCGTGTGCGACGACTGCAACGATCTTGCCGAAGACGGACCATACGACATCGACACCGCGCAGGAATTGATACCGAGTCATCCGAATTGCAGATGCGCGTTCGTGCCGTTCGATGATAAGCGCTACGCTCCAGTCGAAGAACAGGATGAGGAGTGGTGAAGCGTGAACTTGCAGCGGGGCTATCTTCCTGACGGCAAAGATCGGCAGCATCCTGTTCGTGATCCCGATGATCGCGAGCAGCCGATGCAGCCTGCGCTGTGGGTGAGTCCGCACTCGCTGACATGGTATCAACTCTCCGGCGTGCGCGTCGTGCCTCCGGCAACAGTGATACCGGAAGAACCGGATAATGGCTGATGGCAACTCACGTGCGAAGATGCGTGGCTTCGTGGTTCAGGATGCTGGAGCACAGCTTCCATCGGAGTCGCCTGCCGATCCGCACGTCTGGCTGATCAATCGACTTCACCGTGATGAGCACGGTGATCCTGTTCAGGAAGGCATCTTCGCCAACTACAACGATGACATCGTCATCGAGCAGGATGCAAACACTCTCGTTGGCCGAACCTCCCCGGCGAGAGGACCCGCTGAGCGCATCGTCGTCGCGTCCCCCCTGACGCTGCGCGATGGTGTGCTCAGCGGCACGCCCGGCGGAGAGCAGGGACCGCAAGGTCCGATGGGTCCGCAGGGTCCGCAGGGTGCGCAAGGTCCGAAGGGAGAGAAGGGCGACAAGGGCGACACTGGCGCGCCGGGCGCGCACGGATCGCCGGGACCAACAGGCCCGCAAGGTCCGCGTGGTTATCAAGGACCGCGCGGTGAGAAGGGCGCGGACTCAACGGTGCCGGGTCCTCCGGGTCCGCAAGGCGAGCGCGGCATCCAAGGCGATGAAGGCGCACCGGGTGCAGACTCGACTGTACCGGGACCGCCCGGCGCAACAGGTCCGCAAGGTCCGCAAGGCCCGCAAGGTTCTGCAGGTCCTGCATCAACGGTGCCCGGTCCCGCTGGCGCTGAAGGTCCGCAAGGTCCGATAGGTCCTGCAGGTCCGACAGGTGCAGACTCAACTGTGCCCGGCCCGCCCGGCGCGACTGGTCCTGCAGGTGAGCAAGGACCGCAAGGTGTCGCTGGTGCAGACTCGACAGTGCCGGGTCCTGTTGGTCCCGCTGGTGTCGCTGGTCCGATGGGACCGCAGGGCGAGCAAGGACCGGCGGGGCCGCAAGGCCTGACTGGAGAGAAGGGCGACACTGGCGACGCATCGACAGTGCCCGGTCCTGCCGGACCGCAAGGCGTCGAAGGTCCTGCAGGTGCGAAGGGCGATCAAGGTGTAGCAGGCGCACAAGGTGCGCAAGGCATTCAGGGTGTGCCGGGCGAAGTCGGCGCACAAGGCCCGCAGGGTCCGGTCGGTCCGGCCAGTACGGTGCCGGGTCCTGCGGGTCCGAAGGGTGATGCAGGCGCGCAAGGTCCTGCAGGTGTCGAGGGTGCTGTCGGTCCCGCTGGTCCGCAAGGTGTCGCTGGCGCTGACTCGATTGTGCCGGGACCTGAAGGCCCGCAAGGAGTCGCTGGTCCCGCTGGTCCGCAAGGCGCGAAGGGTGATGCGGGAGTCGCTGGTCCTGCAGGCCCGCAAGGTTTGCCGGGTGACGTCGGCGCGCAAGGTCCGCAAGGAGTCGCAGGTGTCGATGGCGCTGATGGTGCCGACTCGACAGTGCCCGGCCCGCAAGGTCCCGCTGGTGCGCAAGGTGTGCAAGGCGTCGCTGGTCCTGTTGGTCCCGTTGGTCCTGCAGGTCCGCAAGGTATTCAAGGCGAGCCCGGCGTCGGTGAAGTTGATGAAGCTCCGCTCGATGGGAAGATTTACGGACGCGTCATGGCGACGTGGACCGAAGTCATCCACACGGGTGAAGGCGGCGGCGGCGAGCAAGGTCCAATCGGTCCCGCTGGTCCTGCTGGACCTGCTGGCCCGGCTGGTGCTGATGGCGTTGATGGTGTCGATGGCGCACCGGGTGCGCAAGGACCACAAGGCGCGCAAGGTCCTGCAGGCGCGAACGGCATCGACGGAGTCGATGGTGATGACGGCGCGATAGGTCCGCAAGGTCCGGCTGGTCCGAAGGGCGACGCAGGCGCGAACGGAGTCGATGGTCGCGACGGTGTCGATGGCGTTGACGGCGCACCGGGTCCGCAAGGTGTGCAGGGACCGAAGGGCGATCCGGGCGCGAGCGTCACGGGTCCTGTCGGTCCGCAGGGTCCGCAAGGTCTGCCCGGCGAGCAAGGCTTGCAAGGCGTGCCGGGTGCCGACGGTGCCGATGGCACGAACGGAATTGATGGCGCACCGGGAGAGATGGGACCGCCCGGCCCGATGGGCGCGAACGGTCCGCGCGGTCCGCAGGGTCCTGAAGGCATCGCTGGCGTCGATGGCTCACCGGGAGAGACGGGAGCGCAGGGACCGCAGGGCGAGCAGGGCATTCCCGGCGCTCCGGGCGTCGCTGGTGCAGACTCCACGGTGCCGGGACCGCAGGGGCCGAAGGGCGATCAAGGACAGCAGGGCGCGCCCGGCGCTGACGGTGCGCCCGGTCCGCAAGGTGTCGCGGGTCCTGCAGGTGCCGACGGCACGAACGGAGTCGATGGCGCGCAGGGTCCGCCCGGCGCTGATGGTGCCGACGGTGTCGATGGGCTCGAAGGTCCGCGCGGACCGCAAGGCATCCAAGGCCCGCCCGGCATGGCGGGATCGCAGGGCGCGCAAGGTGTGCAAGGTCCTGAAGGTCCTCCCGGTCCCGAAGGCGCTGCATCGACGGTGCCGGGTCCTGCAGGTCCTGCGGGTCCGCAAGGTCCCGTTGGTGATCGAGGACCGCAAGGCATTCAGGGAATGCCCGGCGCTATCGGTCCGCAAGGTGAGCGAGGCGAACAGGGCGAACAGGGCGAGCAAGGCGTTCCCGGTGACATCGGGCCGCAGGGCGAATCGGGATCGCAAGGAGAACAGGGACTCACGGGTCCGGCTGGTCCGATAGGTCCGCAAGGCGAGATCGGACCGCAGGGACCGCAAGGTGCGATGGGTCAACCCGGCGAGGTGCAAGAGGCACCTATCGACGGGAGAGTCTACGGGCGCATCAACGCGACGTGGCAGGAGGTCATCCACGGCGAAGGCGGTGGAGGTGGCAGTGCACGTGTCACGATCTCCGATACAGTGCCGACGACGGCTGTGCACGGTGACCTGTGGTGGCAGTCATCGTCGGGCACGATGTTCATCTACTTCGATGATGGCACCAGTGCTGCGTGGATCGTCGAAGCGCAGTGGCCAGTCATCGCGAGTGATGCGCCGCCGCAAGGTGCGCGCGATAACACGTTGTGGTTCGACACGCGCACGTGCGTGCTCTTCATTCGACTGAACGATGGCACGTCATCGCAGTGGGTGCAGATCGGATCGAGCGGTGGTGGTGATGGCACGCAAGGTCCGCCCGGACCGCAAGGTGAGCCGGGACCAATCGGACCGGCGGGACCGGCTGGTCCTGCGGGTGCTGATGGTGCTGATGGTAGCGACGGCATTGATGGCGCTGATGGTGCTCAAGGTCCAGTAGGTCCGCAAGGTCCCGCAGGTCCTGCAGGCAGCGGCGAAGGTGGAGCAAGAGTCACAACGGCGGATGCGCCGCCGCTCGATCCCGTCGATGGCGATCTCTGGTACGACACGCGCGTCGGTCAGTTGTTCGTCTACTACGTCGAGGACGATGAGTCGTCTGCGCAATGGGTGATCTCGAATGTCGGCAACGAAGGACCGAAGGGCGACACTGGAGACGCGGGCGCTCCGGGCGCAGCGGGTCCTGTTGGACCTGAAGGCCCGCAGGGTATTGCTGGACCGGCTGGTGCTGCAGGCGTTGACGGAGTTGACGGTGCTGACGGGGCTGCGGGTCAACAAGGTCCAGCGGGACCGGCTGGTGCGGACGGTGCACAAGGACCGCCAACCTACGCGCTGATCAGCGACACCGCGCCAATCGATCCACCGGATGGTTCTTTCTGGTGGAAGTCATCAACCGGCGTGCTGTACGTTCGCTATCGTGATGGGGACAGTGCCGCGTGGATTCAGGCAGTCGCATCACCGACATCAGAGATCGCAGCGCTCACCGCTGCATTGAAGTCAGCGCTTGAACGCATCGAAGTGTTAGAGGCGAAGCTCAATGGGTCTTAACTTTCCATCATCACCACTCGTCGGAGAGGTTTATCCGAACCCCGCAACGCCCGGCGTGCCGCAGTACATGTGGGACGGTGAGGTGTGGGGCTCTTCGCTCGGCGGCGTAAACCCCGCGCTGTTCGTGCAGAAGAGCGGCGACGTGATGAGCGGCGATCTCGTGATTGGGAAGAACGCGCCGCAACTTGTTCTCGACCGACTCGACACCACGACGAACGCGTCACTGGTCGGCAAGACCGCAGGCGTTGTGCGCTGGTCGATCAGCATGGAGGACATTCTCGAAGTCCTCTTCCATGATGGCAGCGTCGCGTCGCCGATCCTCACTGGCCAGTATGCCGACGGCAGAGCGAAGGCGTCGGTGCCTCAGCTTGATGTCGCACGCAGAGCAAGCGTTGCCGATCTCGCGATCAAGGGTCCGACGCCGCGCGTTGATATCTACAGGAACGGCGAGACCGTCGATCAACTACGCTGGTCGCTGCGATCCGTCGATCCGGAGAGTAGCGGCACGAACACCGGATCGAACCTCTTGCTCGAACGCCGCGCCGACGACGGCGGACTTCTCGGCTACGCGTTCGAGGTTGATCGCGCGACTGGTCGCTTGGACACGCGAGCGATCAGCACGAAGGGCGACGTCACGATCACGCGCGACAACGACACCGGCTTCCTGTTCTTCGGCAATGTCGTCGGCGATGCGTATCTCGGATTCTCCGGCACGAGCTTCTCTCTCTACGGTGGGCCGCTCTATCTCAACGAAGGTCTGACCGTTGACGGTGATCTGCGAATTCAAACCGACGGCGACGTCACGTTGCTGCGCGATCCATCGCAGCCGCTGCACGCGGTGACGAAGCAGTACGTCGATGCAATCGAGTTGCTGCCCGGCCCGACTGGTCCCGCAGGCGCGGACGGTCTCGATGGCGCACCGGGAGCGACAGGACCGGAAGGCCCGAAGGGTGACACTGGCGACATCGGCCCGGCTGGTGCTGATGGTGTCGCAGGCGCGCAAGGTCCCGCAGGCGCAGATGGCGCACCGGGAGCAACGGGACCTGCAGGTGCGGACAGCGTGGTGCCGGGACCGACCGGACCGCAGGGACCGCAGGGTGAAGTCGGACCGCAAGGACCGGCAGGCGTCGCCGATACTTCAGCGCTCGTGCTCAAGAGCGGTGACGTGATGACCGGCAATCTATCGGTGCCGAGTCTCACGCTGGGCTCGACGTCGATCACCGAGAGCTTCACGGAGTGGGGCTCGACCGCTGTCGTGACGCCGGTCTACTTCGACTATCATTCGAGCGGACCGAGTGGCGCAGACTACGACGTGCGCATCAGCTACAGCGGCGGCACTGCTGTATCAGCGCAAGGCACGATGCAGGTCGAGGCCGCGCAATCGATCTTCACTGGCTACCTGAGAGCAAACGGCGGAGTGCATGCGTGGCCGCTTTGCGTGAAGGGTGGACCGGACATCAACATCGGCTTCCTCGACGGCGGCAGCGGCACTGCGCTGTTCGGCAACATCAACGATGCAGGATCGTCGTGGACACCGATCAGCATTCCCGGCGCGCTGATTCTCTCCAATACGCTGACCACCTACGGCTACACGACCAACAGCGGGCAGACGTGCAACGGCGGGATGCTCATCAACGGCGACATCACCTCGCATCGCGGCGACACGACCGGCTACTACTTCCCCGGCAATTCCGGTGCGCGCTACTATGGCTTCGATGGCGGCTCGATGATCGTGAACGGCGCTGGCGCTCCGTTCCGCTACGTCGGCTCTGGGTCGTTCGACGCGGGACTCACTGCCGGTGGCTCGATCAGCACTGCGGCGAACTTCCATCTCAACAGCGGCAACGGCATCTACTTCGAGCAGGGCAACACCGTCCGACTCTATTGGGACGGCACCAACCTTGTCAGCAGCTACAACGGATTCTATTCGGTTGGCGCGCTCGGTTGCAGCGGTAACGTCAACTGCGGAGGCACGAGCTATTCGACGTGGGGCTTCTGGACGCACAGTTGCAGTGGCGCTGGTCAGCCGTACATCGCGAGCATCGCTGGCGGCAATCCTGCGTGGGGCAACATCTATCTGCAGGGACTGCACTACGGCGGCAACTGGGCGGGCTTCAACATCGACAACGGCGGACAGGGCACGTTCTCGCTGCGCGGTGGTGGTGTTTGCTACAAGAGCGGCGGCTTCATGTACTGGGACGGCTACTCCGACGCGCGCATCAAGGATGTGCTCGGCGAGTACAAGCAGGGACTCGAAGCTGTCTGCGCGCTCGAACCCGTGAGCTACGTCTACAAGGGCAACGACACGTTCGCGCCAGCATCGCACTTCAGCGACACCGTGACGGCGAAGGCCGAGTATCCGGCGAACCGCGCGGAGATCGAGGCGCTGCCGCTCATTGCTCCATTCGAGAATTCACCGAACGCGTTCGTCGCGCGCGAGCGCACGGTCTACGTCGGGCTCGTTGCGCAGCAAGCCGAGAAGTCGATGCCGGAATTGTTCAGACGCGAGAAGGGATACATCGACGGCATCGAGGTCGATGATCTGCGCAGCGTCAACTACACTGCACTGACGTTCGCGATGATCAACGCATTCAAAGAACTGAAGGCACGCGTCGAAGCGCTGGAGGCTGCTTAACAATGGCAATGAATTTCCCCGACGCGCCGACGAGCGGCGACATCTACGGACCCTATCAATGGGACGGCGAGAAGTGGGTGACCATCGGCACTGGTGATGGCGGCGAAGGCGGCGGCGGTCTCGATCAGGCAACCGCCGATCTGCGCTACGTCAACATCGCTGGCGACGCGATGGCTGGATTCCTCGCGCTGCACGCCGATCCGACCGATCCGTTGCACGCGGTGACGAAGCAATACGCTGACGCGCTGAGCGGCGGTGGCGGCGGTGGTGCGTATCTCCCGCTGAGCGGCGGCACACTCACTGGCAAGCTCAATCTTCCGGAGAATATCCCCGACGACTACATGCCGTCGCTGGCGTTCGGCCCGGAGAGAAACACCGGCCTGATCTTCGCAGCGGTCGATGACATCCCTGCGTATCAGGGACTGATGGTGATGCTCGACGGCCAGTTGAAGGCGTCGTTCTTCACCAACGGACCGACGTCTTTCTACGGTCAACTGCAGTTGCCGCGCGATGCGATCACCGCGCCGCCCTACACGTTCTCTGCGATGTACGGCTCCGGCCTGTACGGATCAGAACCCGTCGAGGGCGAAGAGATCATCGGCATCTCGATCAAGACCGTCAGCAGGTTCGCGGTCTCGGAGACTGGCATCACCACGACAGTGCCGGTCACATTGCCTGCCGATCCGACGGCGGCGCTGCATGCGGCGACGAAGGCTTACGTGGACTCCGTCGCGGGCGGCGGCGGCGGAGCAACCGGCGATTATCTTCCGCTCGCAGGCGGCACGCTGACCGGCGCTCTTGTCATCTCAACGAGCTATGCATCTCTTTATCTGGACAAGAACGGAATCGATCAGAGCGCCGTTCTTATTGGAATGCACGAGAACAACTATCGATGGACTATGCATCTGGGAGACGAGGCTCCCGACAGTTCTGATAGCGGGAGCAACTTCAGGCTTGAGCGCCACACTGCCAATGGCGCGGCCACGGTTCTTACCTTTGATCGTGCTTCAGGACTCGGCACTGTCGCAGGCGATCCGACTGCTCTGCTCGGCGTCGCGACGAAGCAATACGTTGATGCCCTCGCAATGGCTGGCGGCTCGTTCGTCGATGCGCCAAGCGACGGGCAACAGTACGCGAGGCAGGATGCGAACTGGGCTGTCGTCGCGGGCGGCGGTGGCGGTGGCGATTATCTCCCGCTGACTGGCGGCACGCTGACTGGCGATCTCTCTGCGCCCGGCTATCTGCTCGGACTCAACAAGTTCGCGATGGTGGACACTGCGGCCAATCGCGTGACGGTGTGGGGCACTAACACCGTCAAGGAGACGCTGCGGCTCGGCGTTTCTGCCAACGAATACTTCGCCGACTCCCATAGCTTCAAAGGCAGCGATGGGATGTCCACGATCTTCATCGCCAGCAAGACTTCTGGGGTGGCGTACTACAAGCCGGTCTCGTTGCAGGCCGATCCTCAACAGCCACTTCATGCCGCGACCAAGCAATACGTTGATGCGCAGGTTGCTGCGGGTGGCGGCGGCGCGACCGGAGACTATCTTCCGCTGAGCGGCGGCGAGATCACTGGCGATCTCGCGATCTCGAAGATCGATCCGGTGCTGGTGCTCGAACGTCCCGACACGCTGTCGAGCGCCCAGATCATCAGCAAGGTGAGCGGCGTCGATTACTGGACGATGACGCTTGGCATCATTGGCGACAACGATTTCAGTCTTTATCGCAGCTTCAGCGGGAGCACGAATCCTGCTTTCTCCATTGAGCACGACACTGGCATCTTCAATATCTATTCGAGGCTCGAAGCGCGGGCCGACATCAATACTCCGAACCTGACGGTCATGTTCGATGCAACGCTTGGCCGCGATCCGACATTGCCGCTTCACGCCGCGACGAAGCAGTACGTTGACGCCGTCGCTGGCGGCGGAGGTGGTGGTGAAGGTGGCGCATACCTGCCACTGATCGGCGGCACGCTGACTGGCGATCTCACAATCGCGACAGCGTCACCAACGCTGACGCTTGATCGCGCAGACCATTCGACCAACAACATGATCGAGGCCAAGCGAGGCGGCGTGCCGGAGTGGCGCGTCGTGCTTGGCGACAACATCAACTACGACTTCTACATCGAGAAGTTCGACTCCGACGGCGTCAGCGGCGGCAAGGTCTTTCACATCGAGTCTGCCGCTGGCTGGGTCACGCTGACCACAGTGCTGCAAGCGCAGGCTGGAATCCAAGCGACGAACCTGAGTGTGAGCGAAGGCGTGTGGCTCGCGCGCGATCCGACGCAGCCGCTTGAAGCAGCGACCAAGCAGTACGTCGATCTGGTCGCGTCCGGTGGAGGTGGCGGCGCGTATCTCCCGATCACTGGCGGCACCGTCACTGGCAACCTGCGCGTTGAAGCGCCTTCGGGAAGTCCGGCGGCTTACCTGATTGCGACGCAAGCCCAGATTCAGAACCGCCTTCAGATCACCGGAGCGGCAGACGAATCCGCTGGCGGCTATTTGGAATTGGGCAAATGGGCGAACGGTCTGGTTGCTCGCGTCTACGGCTCATACCAAGGCGAGCCGGTGTGGGACATCACGCTCGGCAATGAAAGCCCGATGGGACTCCCTGAAGAGAACTGGAAGGGCAACGACTTCGAGATCGCGAGCTACGACAACTTTGGTCGCAACCGCGATATCAACTTCAAGATTGATCGCTACACCGGCAAGGCCACTGTTCACAGCGATCCTGTCGAGCCGCTTGGTATCGCGACGAAGAACTACGTCGATGCGCGGTTCGGCATGATCCACGTTGATGACGTGATGCCAACCAACGTGCAAGAGCACGTGCTGTGGTGGGACACGGTAGAGGGCCAGCTTTATATCAGGATGGTCGATGCCGACTATTCCGTGCAGTGGGTGCAGGCGGTCCCCGATCCCTACTACATGCTGAAGACGACCGGCGGATCGATGACTGGTCCGATGCTCCTCGCTGCCGATCCGACGCAGCCGCTAGAAGCTGCGACGAAGCAGTACGTTGACGGGGCGCTTTCGCCGCTCGCCGATCTCGAAGCTCGCATCAGAAAGCTGGAGCAAGCATGAGCGGACCGATCCGGATCGCATCGACAGTGGTCAAGCCGCAGCGGCATCTGAAGCGAGATGCTGCGCTGGTGCCGACGTTCCCGGTGGTGTTTCAGTTTCCGGGCTCACCGACGTGGCGCGTCAACGTGCCGATGGTGGACTCGGTCGAGATCGACTTCGTCGGATCGCGTGGCTTCTGCGAAGCGGCGGCAACCGCCGATGCGCAATTCCAGATCAGGCGGATCGACGCGATGGGCAAGATGACTGTGATCGGCATCGCGGTCTTCAAGGCGACGCAGCTATTCCACGTCATGTTCTCCGGCTACGTGACGGCGATACTCGATCCGGGCGATCTTCTTCAGGTGATTGCACCTAGCGTGGCCGATGCTACGCTGGCGCACGTCAGCATCACGATGCGAGCGGTGAGGATTTAATAATGGCGGTACTCAATTTCCCCAACGCACCAGTTTACGGCGACGTCTACAGCAAGTGGACGTGGGACGGAGCGCGCTGGACCTGCGGTCAACTTCCACCGCCGCCTGCTCCAGAGTGGGTGCCGCAGGACGCGGTGTTCTACATCGACTTCGTCGGCGGCACGCCGCAAGGTCGCGGGTGGGATGGCTGGAAAGTTCTCGATGCCGCTGGCATTGGCGAGGTGCTCGGCACCGATCCGGTCAGCGATCTCTACCAAGGCGGCAGTCGATACGATGCGAGCGGCATCGTGCCGCCCGGCGATCCGCTGATTCCTCCGGGCTATGATTACAAGCGCGTGTCGGACGGGCTCTATTCCGTCGCGATCATCGGCAAGATCAAGGAGATGCTGCAGACCACCGGCATGTCGGTCGTGATGCAGTGCCGGATGCAATCTGGCTACAGCGAATTCTACATGCCGTTCATCGACTCCACTGGCGAAGTCGCGATGGAGATTTACGACACGGCGAACGGTGAGGTTGGCAGCGTTGTCGGCTCCAACGCAGCGACCGGCGCTTCCCTGTTCACGCTTCCGGATGTCTTCGATACGCCGACCGTCGGCTTCCTGCCGAACCGCGTTGGCGTGACGCTGAAGCCGACGATCACTGGCGACACGGGCGACTTCGACTGCTGCGTCAACGGCAGCTACACGCCGCACTTCTCGTTCGACGGCACCGAATATCCATACGGTCCGCAGGATGCGCTGTACATCGACGGCATGATCATCGAGACCATCGCATTCTATAATCCGATGCCGTGGTCATTGCTGACGCCGCTGTGCATCCTTCCGCTTGATCCGATCATCGAGACGATCACGCCGACATCGGTCGCCGCTGACCCGACGGGCTTGGGCACGTTCGATCTCACCGTGACCGGCAACTACTTCACAGCAGGCTCGGACATCTATCTTGATGGCGTACCAATCGCGACGTTCTACGGACATCGCAAGCTGGTGAGCGGCATCGACATTCCGATACCGACAGCCGCGAAGATGATCGCGGTCACCGTCGTGACGCCGGAAGGGCGCACCAGCGCGCTCGTCAATCTTGAGATCACCGCTGCGGCAGCGCAGCCACCGACGGTCACCAGCATCAATCCAACGACGGCAGTGGTAGGGAGCGCAGCCTTCACGCTGACAGTGACCGGCACCAACTTCGCCTCGACCAGCGTCATCAACGCTGGCGGCGGTGATGTGCCGACGACATTCGTTAACGCCACAACGCTGACCGCAACCATCACGCCGCCACTGACGGCAGGCAACATTGTGGTCTACGTGCGCAACGCAGACGGCAGCGTCTCGTCGTCGTTCGAGATTGCGTTCACTGCTGCCGGTGCGGCGACGGCGAGCATCACGCGCATCGATCCGCGAGACAAGATCGCCAACGGCGGGACCTACACTCTCACGATCTACGGCACCGGCTTCACGGGCAGTGCCGTTTGCCAGTTCGATGGCGTCGATGTCGCGCATAACACGGCGTTCGTCACGCCAACGATGATCAGATACGGGCTCGTCGCTCCGCCCACCGGCACGGTCGGCATCCACACCATCACCGTCAAGAATGGCGACGGCACGATTGCGGAGGGCAGCGGAACGCTTGAGTGGGTCTCAAGTACAACTGGTCCGTCGTGGGCGAGGGGCTCTGATGTCTTCATCGACTTCGTCGATCCCGGTCGCATCTGGAATGTCAGCAGTCTGGGTGGTGAGAACGAGATCGGCTACGCGGTCAACAACGACGCGGAGTCGACCACGTATCTGGGCGGAAACAATTCCGGGTTCGACACGGCTGGGTGCACGTGGGTGGGCTACGACTACTCCGCCCTTGGAGGAACGTATCCGCTCATCCCGGCGTACCTTGGCACGATTGAGATGATGATGCTGTCCAGTGGATCGTTGATCATCACCGCGCGAACGGAGGTTGGTGCGATTGAGCAGAAGATCGCGCTCACGACAGCGGACGCCGCCAACGTCATCGAAGTCTTTCAGCAGGGCGCTGATCTGGTTGCTACATCGAAGACCGGAGGGCTGAACGTCTCTCTGCCAGCCTCACTGACAGTGCCGACTGAGGGAGCGCCAGCCCGCAACCGCTTCGGCTTCACGTATGAAACCGGGGTCATCGGCATCGCAGCGAACGGCACGTTCAGCACCACCGCTGCGCTCGACGACACCATGAGACCACCGGCAAATCCGTTTGCTGCCCTCGTTCATCAGGGGTGCAGCATCGAGAGCGTCGAGCACCATTTCCCAGCGCTGCCGATTGCGGACTTGCTGGCGAAGACGGCGATTGAAGTGTAGGCAAGCGAAGACGCATGGTGCGTTCTCGCAATGGAGGAGAAGTAAATGGATCGAGCACAACAGCTAAGCCAGAAGGTCGAGCGGGAAGTTCGCCAGCAACTCGGCGACCTGATGATGCAGACCATCGTGCTCAAGAGCATGCTGGAGATGCAGGGCGGTGAGCAGCAGCCAGCGCCGCCGCCGCAGCCGAAGCAGCCAGTCACGCCGCCGCCGGAGCCGGAGCCGAAGGAGACTGAAACTCCGCCGGAGCATGCCGCTTCGGTCTCGCGCGGCAATGGCAAGGCAAACGGGCAGCTTAGCCGATGACCGTAACAACCAGCGTCGATGCGACGTGGCGCGTGGGGCGTGTCGAGATCGACACGCCTCACGACAAGCCCGGCACCGTGAAGGGTGTCGGGGAGGTGGTGATCGCGCAGCCAGCCGGTGGCGCACGGAGTGCTGGTCTCATCACGTTCGGCGCGATCCCCGGCGACAGCGTCACGCGCAAGATCGACGACGTGATGGGCGACACGGTCGAGATGGCTGGCGGCACGACTGTCAGTTGGCTGACCGTGATGGAAGCGATCCCGCTGTTCATTGAGAAGTGGCGCACCGAAGACATTCAGAATCCTCCGGAGCGCATGATCCCAGAGAAGCCACCTGAACCGACTCACGTGCCGGACTTCAGGGACCTGCCGATCATCGGCAAAGGCGAACTGCCGCCACCGAAGGCGATGTGACCGGAGATTGAAGTGGAGCAAGGTCAGCCAACAGGAATACTGGAGCGGGCGTTCGGCGTCATCAGATCGATGAGCCTGACGAACATCCTGATGCTGTTGCTGACCGTGCTGATCGCGGTCCCGGCTTACTTCGCCTACAAGTTCATGACCGACATTGCGTTCAGGCGAGAGTTCATGTCGTCGGCGATCATCCTCGATGCGCACGCGCCGTGCATCGTGCTCGAAGGTCACCGCTATGGCGCGCAGGCGCGGCACAGCGTGTTCATCGTGTACGGTCTCGACGGTCGCAACGAGAAGCTGCTTGGGCTGCGTGCGCCAGCGGAGTTGAGTCATCCTGAACTGACGGAAATGTGCAACCGCGTTACGCAGTTGGCTGACGAGATCAAAGAGTTCAGGCGCAAGGAAGAACTTGATAAGAAGGACAAGTAGCATGCCCGATTTCACCGAGACGTTTGCGCTAGACTCCAAGATGTTCAAGGACGACAACGGTCTGCGTGAGACCGGCGACGGCTACATGATCTGCCGCCCGCGCATCGCGCGCACCGGCATCCAGATTTATCAGGGCGCTGAAGTCGGCAGGCCCGATCTCAAGACGGTCCGCGTCTATCGCCCAGAGAGCGAAGTCTTCTCCGCTGATGCGATGTCGTCACTGGCGCACAAGCCGGTCACCGTCGAGCATCCGTCCGAACCAGTCACCGCGAAGAACTGGCGCAAGTACGCCGTCGGTCGTCTCGACGACGAGATCGTGCGCGATGGAGAGTTCATCCGAGTGCCGCTGATCCTGATGGATGCTGAAGCCATCGAAGTGGTGAAGGGCGGCAAGTCGCAGTTGTCGGTCGGCTATAGCGCGCAGCTACAGTGGGCCGACGGTGTGACCAAAGACGGTGAGAAGTACGATGTCACGCAAACAGCGATACGTGCCAACCACGTTGCGATCACCCATACCGCACGAGGTGGACCCAAGTTGCGTATGGGCGACAATGATGAACATCAAAGGAGAAAGACAATGGCTACCAGAACCATTCAAGTGGACGGCATCTCGGTTGAAATGGAAGAGCGCGACGTGCAGGTCGTGGAGCGGCGTATCGCCAATCTTCAGGCTGAGGTTGCCTCCGCACAGGCAGCACTAGCAACTGCGCAGACCACCGCGCAGAACGACGTCGCCACTGCGCGGACCGAGACCGCGAATGCGAAGGCGGAAGTGCAGACCAAGCTCGCCGAGATCGCGACGCTGCAGAAGCAGCTTGGCGATGCGAAGCTGACGCCTGCGGCTCTCGACAAGATGGTCTCGGATCGCGTTGCCACCGTGCAGCGCGCGAAGTCGATCATCGGCGACGCGCTCATCGTCGAGGGCAAGACCGATGCCGACATGCGTCGTCAGGTGGTCTCCGCCAAGATGGGCGACACCGCCAAGGACTGGAGCGACGACATGATCAACGCGTCGTTCAATACGCTCGCGGTTCTCCCTGACAGCGGCGGCGGTCACAACGGTCTCACTCACGTCATCAACGTGATGCGCAACAACGACAGCAGCGGCCTCGATCCTCGCGCGAAGGCCTACAGCGAGTACGACGAGAACATCCAGAATCGCTGGAAGACTGCGGGCAGGCAGAAGGCGTAACAACGCCTTCACCTTCCGCTCCATCAATTCAATTCAACAGGAGTTACGACAATGGCAGAACATCAAGCGAACCAGACTGCTCCCGCTGCGCCTCCGCGTGCAGCGACCGGGCATCCCGGTGACACGAGAGTCGGCGACGCGAAGTTGCCGCAGACGAAGGCTGGCGCTGAAGGGCAACTCGCTCCTTCCACGCGCGTGGTTCAGTCGGAGTTTCCGGAGCACATGAAGGCTGGCCTTCCGGGCATGATCAACCGGATGGTGGACTACAACTCGGTGACGCGTTCGGCGGAAGCCGATCCGATCCCGGCGTGCCGTGCCGTGAGCCAGTCGCTGCAGAGCGACATCGGCGCGGTGATGGGCGGACCGCTTGCGCAGTTCGTCGGCCTCACGATCCTCGATCCGACGCTGATCGTACCGCTCACCGTGAGCGGCACTCCGATTGACGCCTATCCGCCCTACTCGAACATGGGCGTGCTGTCGAAGGGCGAGATGTTCGCCATCGCCGATGTGCCGACCACCTCTGGTGATCCGCTCTACTACGAGGCGCTCACCGGCATTCTCAAGAATCTTGCCGGGATCGGTCCGGTCCCCGGCGCAAGCTGGAAGTACACGCGCGGCGCTGGCGAACTCAACGTCGTCAAGCTGGGCATCCAGACCTAAAGCGTCTTCTTCGACGTTCCACCCTTTCATAGACTTCAACCGTCAAGGAGGCGGAGATGAACTTCAACATGTTTACGAGAGACGCGCAGCAAAGCGCGTACAACTTCGTGGTCAATCAGACGTCCGCGATTGAGACGCAGGTTGTTAAGATACAATATCCGGAAGTGCAGTATCCGGACCTTGTGCCGGTGGACACCACCACCGGCAACGAGTGGGTTAAATCGATCACGTACTACTCACAGGATATGGTGGGTGCTGCGGATTGGTTTCACCACACTGCACTCGACGTGCCGCTGGCCGAACTGACCCGCGACAAGTTCGAGCGCGGGATCGAGATGGCAGCGATTGGTTATCGCTACACTCTCGAAGAGGTTGCCACGGCAATGAACACGCCGGGCCTCAACCTCACCGCAGACAAGGCGGTCGCTTGCCGTCGTGCCTACGAAGAGTTCGTTGACAACATCGCATTGCGCGGTGCGCCAGCGAAGAACATGCAAGGCCTGATCAACTCGACGCAGGTCGCTGCAACGACACTGCCTGCTGACGGCGCAACAGGCGGCACCGAGTTCGCGGACAAGACCAACGAGCAGGTCATCCGCGACATCAACAGCGCGATGATGGGAATCGCGCAGGGCACCAACTGGCTCTACTACGCCGACACGGTGCTGCTCCCGCCTGCCGTGCTGCTCGGTCTCGCCGGTCGCGTGATCCAGTACACGAACGTCACACTGCTTGAATGGATCAAGCAGTACAACGTCCTGACGGTTCAGACTGGCGCACCGATCACTCTCATGGGCGTTCGCGGTCTTGAGACCGCAGGCGTCGGAGGCATCTCGCGCATGGTGACCTATCGTCGCGATCCGCAGGTGCTGAAGATGTGGATTCCGATGGCGCATCACTTCCTGCCGGTCTGGCAGCGTGGGCCGTTGGTGTTCGACGTGCCCGGCATCTTCCGTCTCGGCGGAGTCGAGGTGCGCATGCCCGCAGCGATGCGGTACAGCGACGGCTGCTGAGTCCTCAGCAGCCCACAACATCAGGAGACTACATGGCTCACATCAAGAACATCGGCAGACAGCCTATGGGCTTCTTCGACGACGCTGGAAACAACGTCGTCGTTCAGCGTGGGGCTGAAGCCGATATCCCCATGACCGAACCTTACTACGCGAAGCTCGAAGCGATTCTCGCGAACTGCGATCCGAAGCCTTACGAGCTTACGGGTGGCGCTGGTGGGAAGCCGCCGAAGGAAGCGAAGAAGGATGAGCCAGCGAAGCACCAACCTCCGAAGGATGATCCTCCGAAGGCAGAAGCACGAAGGGGCTGAGACCAATGGCCATCGCAACCAACATGCCGCCGACTGTCGAGGAATTCCGGAAAGCGTTTCCGCAGTTCTCGACGGCGACCGATGACCAGATTCAAATGGCCATCGACACCGGCATGACGTGGATCGATGTCTGGTGGTTCTGGCCCGATATGAAGATGGCAGTGATGTATGCCGCCGCTCACTATCTCACGCTCAACGACAGGGCGACCGGCGGCATGATCACTGGCGGCGGCGGAACGGGCGGTGGCGGCAGCGTCACTGACCCGGACGTCGGATTGATCTGGGTCAAGAGCGTTCGCTTCCGTGATCGTTCAGTCACCTATGATCGCGTCGGCACCGAGTCCAGCGAGCAAGGTGGCAGCGGGCCGACGACGTCATCGGCTACCGACTTCTGGAAGTCTACGCCTTACGGGCAACTGTATCTTTCATTCTTGCGGCGCAATGCCCCACACGTGGCGGTGATCTGATGGAATACACGCTCCCGGTTAAACGCGCTCGCATGATGCAGGTGCTGCAAGCAATCGACGGCGGCAATGGTCCCGGCAGCATCGAGCTTCGCAATGACGAGCACGTCATCCTCGCGACGCTCGTCCTGACGAAGCCGTCGTTCTATCTGGTCGGCGACGATCTCCAGCTTGCCGCGCCGACGACAGCGTTCGTTGCGATCCAAGGCACAGCGACCATCGGCACCATCAGCGATGGCAGCGGCAACCTCGTGATCGACGAGATGAGCATCGGCGTCGATGTCACCGAGGACGAGGTGCACGACTACGAGATCATCCTCGACAACAACGTGCTGGAGATCGGCAAGCAGGTCACCATCGTCTATGCAGTGATCGAGCACGGCTGATGAGCACCTACAACGACACCAAGCCGCTCGATGCCCGCGTTGACAGCGTGTTCGGCGAGCCTGTCGTGCTGAAGCCGATGAAGACGCAGAGCCGTGGCATGCGCGAGGCGATCCCCGATCCTGATCGCATCGAGACAATCGCGGTCGGCATCTACGACTCGACGCGAGGCGCTGAAGAGCCAACTGGCGGCGGAGCGATCCATCGTCAGGCAACGGTGGACGCGTCGCTGTCGATCCGCGACGAGCACGTGCAGCGAGCGCAGCTTCGCAAGGGCGACCGCGTCTGGTTTCCGGATCGCAAGGAGATGCACGACGTGACGTTCATTCATCCCGATCCCGGCGGTCGGCCTGATGTGCATCTGGTCCGCGTGCTCGACGACGTGCCGGTGGTGAACCCATGAGCATCACGCGCATGCTGACACGGATGGCGGCTGTGGCGGCGTTGCGCGGATCGACGTGGGCTGATGATCGCGTGTTCGATTCCGACAATACGCCGCTGAGCCAAGCGCTCACGCTGAACGCTGCGGCCAAGCCTTACATCGTAGTCTACACCGACAGCGACAGCCGGATGGATCAGAACGGCACCGATCTCTACGGCATGACGCGCGAACTCAATCTCGTGCTGGAGATCGGCGTCGCATCGAAGGTCGAAGGCACGACTGGCGAAGAGACGATCAAGACGCCGCTGACTGACGAAGGCATGGAGATCGCGCTCGACATGGTCGAGGATCAGGCGCTCGCGGCACTGTTCGGCGATGCGCAGTCAGGCTGGGCCGAACTGCTGAAGAGTCTGGTGCTGCGTGTGCAGCGCGTTTCTGGCCAGCGTGGTGCCAGCGCTGATCGAGATCGCAGGTGGGCGGCGCGGCAGTTGTCGATTGTCTGCGACGTGGTGAGTGATCTTCCGCCGGGCGTCGCTGTGCCGCACGATCATCCGATCCAGTTGTTCGTTCGCACGTCGAACGATTATCCGGATGCCGGGATGCAGCCCATCTCTGACATCTGCAACGCAATCATCGGCGCGAAGCCGTCGCCGAAGTGGGAGCAGATGCAAGCAATGTTCGGCGTCAGGCGCATCGGCCTTCGCGCGGCTGGTCTCGCGCCGCTGTCCGCCGGACCGCTGAGCCGCTTCGCGACGATGCATGGTCCCGATCTCACCGACAAGCGTGGCGAGGCACCGATCCTGCGCAAGATCGGCGCAGACGACTTCGACTGGGTGCCCGATCCGGAGATCGGCCTCACGGAGGAGAAGACGATCTCGACCAACGTCGGCACCATCGAGCCGAAGGAGCCGAAGGACAAGGTCGAGATGGGGGAATGAAGATAAACATCGACACCGGCGAACTCGCTGACTTCACCAAGGCGCTCGACAACGCGCAGAAGCTGACCAAGCCGCTGATCGCCGCAGGTCTCAACGAAGTTGGTGACAGCGTCTCGGCGCTGATTGCGACGAGCCTGTCGAAGCAAAGCGGGTTGCCGCTCGAACAGGTGCGCGGTGTGATGGATATCCGCAGAGCGTCGCGCAGCAACATGAGCTACGAGATCAAGGTCGATCCCGATCTGATGGAGGGCAAGCCGGGGATAGAAGGCGGTCGTGAGCGAACCGACTTCCTTGGCAAGAGCAATCCTTCGATGCTGGTGATTGTGGTCTCGAAGCAGGACGAGTTGGTTTGCATGGACTGTGAAGAGCTTGCCGCCGCTGGACCGATGCCACTTCGCGTTGCGCAGGAGCACGTGCCGAAGCATCCGCACTGTCGCTGCATCATCCTGCCATACGTGCAGAAGGGAAAGCGATTGCCGGTGACGATGACATCGCTGTCAGGCACCAGCGCAAGCAAGAGGATGGGAGCGCAGTCGATGGACGTCGATCTGACACTGCGCCAGATGGCACAGCAGATTCTCGACAGCACGTCGAACAGGATCAAGATCGAGTTGTCATGAGGTGCAGCGATGGCTGACGACTACAACCGATTGCTTCAGGAGATCGCGAACCTGCGTCGGCAGATCGCGAACACGCACCAGACCGGCACCGTGCACGAGGTGGACGGCACCAAGGTGCGCGTGATGATGGGCAAGGACAAGGACGGCAAGGAGGTGCTGTCGCCTTGGCTGAACACGAACAACATGCGCGGCGGCGCACGCGAGCAGCGCTTCTTCAAGAAGGGGCAGACGCTGTCGCTGGTCTGCCCGAACGGCGACATCGGTCAAGGCATGATCGCGCCGTATGCGCCAAGCAAGAGCTTCAAGACGCCGGAGCATGCCGACGGCAGCGGGCAGGACGAGGAGAGCTATCAACTCGACGACTATCGCGGCAAGCAGACGAAGGAAGGCCACGACAACTGGCTGCAGGCTGATGACGAGAAGGATCAACAGCAACAGGGCGGCGGGCAGCAAGGCGGCGGTGGCGGCGGCGGCAAGCAGAAGAAGAAGGGCCACGTCGGCGGCGACAAGGCGACGATGAAAGCCCGCATGAACAAGGACGGCGGGCACACGCTCCGCGTCGGCAAGGATGTTAGAGTTGCCTCGCACAAGGAAGGTGCGAAGATACGCGCATCGTCCGACTGGGTGGTGGTCAAGAAGGGGAAGATCATCTTCAGTAGACCACCGATTCTCGGCAAGGACCCGATCCCGAACGACAACAAGTAATCTTTCAAAGGAGAGTCACATGGCACCTACCTCTGCAGTTCTCAGGAAGTTCTACGTCTACGATCCCGGCCTTCACGCTGGCGACGAACTCGGTCGTCTGCGTGTCGTCGAGGACGACAAGGGTCTGCACGTCATGGCCCCGTTCCTGACGATGCAATACTGGCTCGATCAGGGTCTCGTCGGCCTCGTGCCGTTCGCCGAGGTGAGCGACGCTGGCAAGAAGTTCATCGCGCAGGTGACGCGCGGTCGCAGCGAGTCCGATGAGGACCCGAAGAAGCTGCCGAAGTACGACCGGCAGATTCAGTCCGGTGCGCCGGGCATGGCGTTGAAGGTGCCGCTGTCAACGCAGCGTCGCAATGAGATGCTGAGGGCGCGGAAGAAGGCGGACAAGAACGGCAAGAAGGCTGCGCCGAAGAAGCCGGAGCCGAGGAAGCCGGAGGAGAAGAAGCCGGAGACCGGATTCTTCAGCCGCCCGGCGGAGTAGCGCATGCCCTACGTCTACGATCCCAACTTGGACATGTGGCCGGACCTGAAGTACGGCCACATCGTTCTGAGTCCTGTTCGCATCGGTGTGGATCGTCACACCGGCAAGATGCTGACAGGGTGGGATCACGTCATCCAAAGCATGCTGTTGATCTTCTCTACGAAGTACCATGAGCGCGTTCTGCGTCGGTGGTGCGGTTCGTTCGTGCCTCACCTCATCGGTCAGAACGCGGACGAACCAACCATCGCGCGCTTCTACTTTGCGATCTGCACCGGCATCGATCTCTGGGAGCCGAACTACCGCATCAACCGCGTGCGCGTCGCCAACCGATCCGACGGATCGCTGATGACGTCGCCGGAGGAGTTGCGCACTGGTCGGCTGCAGACGTCGATGGAGGGCACCTATCGACCGCGCGGCCATCTGGGGAATTCTCAGCCGCAAGTTCGTCGTGGCGTCGGTCTGGTGTCGCGTGGTTACAATCTCTGGGAAGGCCGAGTCGGCAACATCGGCGGTGCGCCTGAAGGCGGCATCGGCACCACGCCAACGATACCGGGAGCGAAGCCTTGAGCGACATCTATGACATGGGCAGCGGCAGTCAGGCCGGACAGGCAATCGCATCGCGTCTGAGCGAGCGCATCTCCGTGCTGATCCCGGCCAACCTGCAGCCGATGATCGTGCTGGAGAAGATCAGCACCGAAGACATTCTTGAGACGCGGATGATCCGCTTCAAGCAACTCTGGGCGAAGTACGATCCGCCGATGGCGGCGCAGTACGACGTCGAGAACCTTGAGTTCGATCCGATCAAGATCAATCAAGAGGCGTGCACCTACTTCGAGTTGATGCTGCGAGATCGCGTCAATCAGGCGGCTCGCTCGATCACGCTGGCCTACGCCATCGGCACCGATCTCGACGCCATCGCGTCGCGCTATCCCGGCGGCGTGCCGCGTCAGGAGGGCGAGTCCGATGATCGATATCGTCGGCGCATCTGGCTGTCGCCGAACACGCTGAGCCCGCACGGCACAGCGGAGGCTTACGAATTCTGGGCGCTGACGGCATATCCAGAACTGCGCGACGTCACAGCGCAGCGCAAGGTGACGCACGACTATTATCCGACGATCCTGATCACGTGCCTGATGCAGCCGCCGAACGAACCCGGTCCGTCGGATCAGGCGCTGGTCCGCATCCGCTCCTACATCCAGACGCTGTCGCGCATGGGACTGACCGACGTCATCTCCGTCAACAAGCCGAAGATCAAGGACATCGAATATCGGATCGCGGTCTGGCTCTATCCCGGCACGCTGCAGGATCAGTGCATCGCGAAGATCGAGGACAATCTGGCGACGCTGGTCACTGAGCAATACTGGCTTGGGCACGATCACTCGCTGATGGCGATCAATGCTTGCTGTGCAATGCCCGGCGTGCACCATGTCGATATCGTCGAGCCGACGGAAGATGTCTTCGTGCCGCTCGACTGGGTGGTTCGCGTCAACAAGATCGAAGTGAAGATGGCAGGTCGCACGCTGTGAATGATATCGTCACCGAAGGCATCATCTCTGCACCCGGAGCGAGGTTGCTTTATCGCAACGCGACCGGCCTTGAGAAGGCGATGGCCGACGTTGACGGCGAGCGACTGATCGGCACCTACGCCGAGATCATCAACGATCAATGGAATCCGTTCGCGATCTCGCTGAACAATCTTCCCTATCTCGCCTACGCTATGGGCGCGTTGCTGTGGGAAGAGGGCTGGAGCGAGAGCACGCAGCGCGAATGGGTGGAGCGTCAGTTCGAGTACAAGAGTCTGCGCGGCACGCCAGACGGCATCGCGATGGCGCTGAAGTACAGCGGTCGCGACTTCTCGCCGCCGCAGGGCTACACGATCCAAGAGATGCTACGACCGCCGCAGGGTTTCTGGGCGTCGCCCTCCATGAGCAAGGAAGCGTTCGACTACTGGATTCACCTGATGCCGGAGTTGCGCATCACGTTCTACGAGGGAGTCGGTTGGGATAGCGAAGACGTCCTGTTCTGCGGTGACGGCGGCTGCAACTGGTTCGTCGGCCTTGATGATGGTGAGGCGCTGCATGGTCGTAAGGCCTTCCTGCGCGTGCGCGGCAAAGACATTCCGCTGGAGGTTTACACCTTCACCAAGGAGATCAACAGCGAAGTCTCCATCGACTACGAGCGCGTGTGCATTCCCGGCGTCGCCGGTCCGGCCTATCTGCAAGGCGACTTCGTCAACGACGATCAGTACGTCTGCGCGGAAACGCTGGTGCCGCAACTGGTGACGGTGCGGATCGACGGCAGCTACGATCACGAACAGTCGGCGCTGCATCTCGACACGGTGGTGCCCGGCATGGAGCCCATCGACGTCCGCTACGAGCGCGAGAGCGACATCGGCTGGGGCAACAGCTTCTTCTTCGTCGGCGACTGGAGTGATCATCGCAATACGCTGCCGGAAGATGATCCGCACCCGGAGCATCCGATTGAAGTGCCGCCGCCGATTGCGCCGGAGCATCCGATAACTTATCCGCCGTCGTCTGGTCTGCCGACGGAGCCGCCGCCGCTGCCGACGCAGCCGGTCCCGATTGTCTACTACGCCGACGCAGGATACGACGCAGCACGCATGCTTGCGGATCGCGTCTTCCTGCACGATCCGGAAATCATGGGAGTCATCACCGGGGGCATCTCTTACGTGGGCGTCGATTACGTTTCATGGCCAGCCTACACCGCTGATCTGATGATCGACCTGCACATGAACGACGATAGCTGGTCGTGGTTCGCTGACGAAGGCCACACCAACGACGACAACTACTTTGCAAGTACAGTAGACATGGCAGACTTTGACCGGGCTTGTCGCGCGGTCGTCGTATCGCAGGCGCTGCGTGATCGGGTGCGCACTGCATTCGATCCGACGCGCCTGATCGAACTACGCGAGAGAGCTTGGACGGAAACAACGGTTGACCAACAGGTCATCAACCTTCTCTAGGAGAGGCAAATGGAACGTAAAGTTAATATTCAAGACTGGCAGAAGGTCACCGTCGAGGACTTCAACAACTTCGGACTCTTCCCTCGCGCGTCGTTCGACCACATCGTGTTCGACACGATCATTCCTGATATGGCCTTCACCGGCTTCACGGTCGTGCAGACTGCACCGGCAGTCGTCACGGTCGGCGCTGGTCGGCTCTATCACGCAGGTCTCGTGTTCTATAACGACAACGAGGGCGGCACGTCGCTCGATCTGCTTGGCGTGCTCCCCGTGGTCACGCGTCGCTGGGTTGGCATCGTCACGTGGGGCCAAGAGATTCAGACCGACACCGAACCGCGCACGTTCCTCACCGATCCGGTGACGCGCGCCACGGTCGCTCGCGTTGTCTCCACCGAGTCGCGTCGCTGGGCCAACATCTCTTCGGTGGTCGGCGCTGAGAGTCCCGATCCGCAGAAGCCAGCCATCGCGTCGAACACGCTGGCAGTGTGCTGGGTGCTTCTCGACTCGACCGGCATCCTCGCGATCCAGATGGAAGAAGAGAACCGCGCGCCGAACCTGCGCGATCTCGACAACCGGATGAACGAGAACGACGGCTGGCGCATTCGCACGTCGTCACGGCTCGACACGCTCGCAACCGATCTCGCCGCACTGGCTGCGCGTCTGGCTGGCACCGCGTCGATGCAACTGGCGCTGCGGCTCGCTGCAGACATCGCGCGCGTGAAGGAGGAGCTTAACCTTCCCGACAGCTACACCTCGTGGGGCGCGGATCACTTCCTGACTGACGACGAGTCCGACGTTCACACCGAACCGCCGAACCCGGACTTCCTCGCCAAGGTCGAGGAGGGCATTCGCTTCTCGTGGGCGGCGCAGCGCGATGCGCAGTTCGCGTTGCTGAACCCGCTCGATCCGGCGGTGGTCAATCAGGCGAACTTCGTGCTGCCGCTCTATCACGAGAAGGCGCGGCTCGAAGTGCTCGGCAACGACAGCGAGTTGTCGATCTCGCAGTATCAATTCCAAACCATCTCTTGGGAATTGTGCACGCGCACGCGCACGCGCATCCGCTTCGGCACGCCGATGTACGTTTGCTACAACGGTTGCTGGTGGTTCGCGCCGTCAGGTCAGGACTGGCAGACGTCAATCGGCATGGGTGAGTGGGCGAACGGCTTCGGCGGTTCGACCGGCATGACACCGAACACCGATCTGATCTACGATCCGATCCGCAACATCCTGACGCGCGGCGATGAGACATTCCAAATCCTCGACGTGCAGGACGTCTCGACGCACACCGTGCTGCGCATCGCGCAGTTCTGGGTGGATGAGATCATCGACTCGTACTACTGGCGGCAGATCGTCACCATCGAAGGACTCAGCGGCGCTGTCGTCGGGCAGAGCTTCCTGAATTCGCAGGGTGGCTGGCTGACGTCGGTGGAAATCTTCTTCACGCGCGTGGCCACGACCGGCGACGTGCACGTGCTGATCTGCGAGTGCAACGACATCGGTGCGCCGAACTATCAGAAGGTGATCGCTCGCGCGACGCATCCGGCTGATCTCCTGCGCATCTATCCCTACGGCACCAAGGTCCCGCTGCTTCCGACCTATCTCGCCAAGGGCAAGCGCTACACTGTCGTGCTGCAGACCGCAGGTAATCACTTCGTCGCCTGCGTTCATAACAACAAGTTCGCGCAGGGCTCGCTGTTCACTTCGACGGACGGCGCGTGGGCGTCCGGCGATCTGCAGAAGGACTTGGCGTTCCGCCTGAACTTCGCAGAGTTCGAGTCCACACGCTGCACCGTGCAGCTTAATTCGCTGGAGTTGAACGGCGGCATCGCGGAGATCGACCTCAACTTCGACTCGACGCGTCCGCCCGGCACCACGATCTCGTTTGAGATTCAGCACAACGGCGTGTGGGTGCCGCTCGGATACTACGACAACAATCCGCTGGTGAACCTGCCGCCGCTGTTGCCGTTCAGGTGTTTGCTGGTCGGCACCACGGATGAGATGCCGGGCATCGGTGTCGCGTCCAACTCGCGAGCGCTGACGTCGCGACCGCGCAACGACTTCAAGCACATCTCGACGGCGAGAGTCATGCCGCAGCCGGTGAACACGGTCTACGTGGACTTCCGGCTTGATGCATGGCGCGGCGATCCGGAGCATACCTTCTCGGTCACGCTGCTGACTGGCGCGGACTATTCGACATCGCGTCCGCCAGCGGTGGTCGAGGACTCGGTCGCGCCGGACGATCCGACTGGCTTGATCAAGCGCTGCACGTGGGACCTCGCCGCACTCGGCGGTGCTCCAGTCACCGGCTATAAGATCAGGTGCGAAGGCCGCACGCTGAACGAGCTAACGCTCTTCCACGTGTCGGAGCGTGTCGATATCGGCATCAACCTGATGTAGTTCAAAGGGAGAAACCAGAATGGCTACCAATAAATTCCCGCAGCGGAACGTCGTGATGCCGATGAATCCGGATCGCGTCGCGGCGGCTCGCGCGAGGCTCGACGTCGGTCGATCATCGCCGGGCACGATCTACACGCCACCGGATGGCAAGGGCTCGCGGCGAGAGGTGCGCAAGGGCGAATGGATCGACGACCGCGTCATCAACCACGGTGCGCACCAGACGAAGTTCGCTGGCTCCGGCACACCTCCGCCGCTGCCGGACAAGCGGGAGCTTCCAGCGTCGTATGATCCCGCGATGGTCTACGAGGTGAAGTTCGGCGGAGCGGTGCCGTATCTCGGACGGCTGCTCAATCCGGCGAAGACCTACTCGATGAATGGTGCGGTCTGCGCTCTGCCGACGATCCAGCCAGCCATCGTGGAAGCAGTGCTGCTCGGCCCGATCCCGGTGCCGACACCTCCGACTCCTCCGGCAACGCAGGCTGCGAAGAAGAAGGCTTGATCGATGGCTCTCAAACGGCTGGACGAAGAATTTGAACTGAAGCCCGGCACGCAGTTGCTTCCCTATATGAAGCGATTGCTGCCGTCGCTTGAGGCTCGCTTCCAAGATTTGGAAGAGGTGGATCGAGCGCTGAAGAATATCGGCGAGGACATCCGCGCGGCTGCGCTGTTGCGCATGAACGAGATTCTGATCCCGGCCACTGAAGACATCATCGCTGTCACGAAGCTGGGCTTCCTGCTCGCGCCGATCACCGACGTTCTCTACGAGATGAAGATCGGCTACATGGGCGTCTACGTTGACGAAGGCCCGCAGCGCGACACCTTCACGCCGTCGCCGTATCTGATCGTCGAAGGCATCGACGACAAGAACAACTACTGCATCGCGAAGCTGATCGGCTACGATCAGGGCAGCGGCATTCTTGAGATGGACGTCACCGCGATCCACGGCGATCCAAGTGCTCAGCCGTGGATGGTCTCATCGACGCCGGGCATGGCGCACTCTGCTCGCGACTATCACGACGCCATCGAGCCCATGCACGCGACCGTCGTCACCGACACCGCCGAAGTCATTCACCTGCATGCGGAGATCATGGCCGCAGCGGAGGCGCTCGCAGAGTCCGGGCTTGATGCCTACGCGTTCATTCGCCGCGACGGTGTCGTTCCGTTCGAGGCGCTGCAAGTTGCCGTTGCGCCACCGCCCGGCGCGAACGACGCCTACATTCCGACCACCTCATGGGTGCGATCACGCGTCATCGAGTACACCGATCCGCTGGTGAGGAAGAACGGGAGCACGATGACAGGCCCGCTCTATCTGAGCGGATACCCGACGCAGCCATCGCAGGCCGCGACCAAGGATTACGTTGACTCCGCGTTCGGCGCTGGCGGAACGATGCGCGGCCATCTGACGATCCACACTGCTGACCCGTCGATCTACATGCGGGAGACCAGTATCGGTCAACAGGCTCTGATCTGGTTTCAAGCATACGACGGCACCAATCGGTGGGTCACGCTGATGGACACCGGAGAGAATTACGGCATCTATCGTTACCTCGACGGCGGCGCGTGGGGCGGCGTTGCGATGTCGATCAATCGCCAGAATGGTCACACGAACTTCGGCGCGGGCATCACTGCCGCTGGCGGCAGCATCGTCAACGGCAACCTGACCGTCAACGGCGATCTCTACTCGACGCGCGGCAACGGCACTGGCGTCATCTTCTTCGGCAACGGCTATCACCACTTCGATGGCGGGACGCACGTCTTCACTGGCGGCGGCGGCACCTTCCACGGCGGTGTCAACATGCACCACCTCGCCTGCTACAGCATCTCGACGCAGGGATACTTCACCACGACGTGGGGGCTGACGTCGCACGGCGCGATTGACATCAACGGACCGCTGACCATTCGCGGCGACGTGGTCATCGAGGGCCACGGCGGCTCAAACTACATGCGCTTCTGGGATGGCAACTGGGGCAACATGTACATCCATCACAACGATGGGACCATCGGCTTCCTTGGTCACGACGGTGGATGGCGCAGCTACACCAACAACGGCGGGCACATGTGGGCGTCGGCCTACGGGTGGATTCACGACTACGTCAACGGGCAGGCGAACTGGTACGCGTGGGACGCCGCGAACTATCGCTACAATCAACTCGTCGCGACGATCCGCTTCGCGCATCTCGGCGACGTGCAGCACTACTACAATCAACTGCAGGAGCCGTGGGGCGGCGGCGTGATCACCGGGATCACCGGCTGCTACTCC